CCGCATGGGCCAGGGCATGAACGCCATCACTGGCAACGCCGCGTCGCGCGGTCTGTTGAACAGCGGCGCGACCCTCCAGGGCCTGAACGATTACGGACAGGGGATGGGGTCGCAGGAGTTCGGCAACTTTATGAACCAGTTCCAGACCCAGATGGGCAACCAGCAGAACTTCATCGGCATGTTGGCGTCGGAGCGCGACACCGGCTTGAACGCAGCCTTCAACACCGCCTCCAGCGGTGGGTCAGGCGGAGCGGGTGCGGCCAACTCGATCATGCAGGGCGCCCAACGCACGAACGACATCCGGCAACAGGGCACCAACAACATCGTCGCCGGTCTGGGGGCCGCCGCCGGAGGGTTCACCGACATGTACAACCAGAGGCGTCAGTAACGATGGCAACGCTTATTGAACTGTTCAAGACCGGCTACGACATCGGCGAGTCCATGCCCCGCGAGGCGCGAGCCCGTCAGAACGCCAGAGCGGAGTTCGGTGACGCCGCCGACGACCCCCAGCTGTTTGCCGGCCTCCAGCGGATGCGCCAGAACGAGCAGGCGTTCGAGCAGGACACCCAGATGGGTGCGCGCCGCGAGGACCGGCTGGACCGCACCGAGAACCGCCAGCAAGCGCAGTTCGACCGTCAGGGACAGGCGCAGGACTTCGAGATGCAGGGCGCCCGTCAGGACCGCTCCCGGCAGGCGACCCTCAATCTGGTCAACGGCCTGCGCTCCGCCCGCGACCGGGGCGAGGACATAGGGACCGCGTTCGACCGCGTGTCAGGGTCTCTCTCCGAACTGGGGATCAACCCGGACGACATCCCCGGGATGCGCCAGGCGCTGGTCGATAACCCCGCTGTGCTGGACGATTATTACGAGACCTTGACAGGCCCGCAGAACTATGGCGATCGGGTGGCTGGATCGCGGGCAAGAGGCAAGGCCGCGGATAACGGGTTCGTGGCGGACCCTGTAAAGGCCGCGACGGCCCTTGGCACGTTCGACGGTCTGCTCCGCCGCGTCACCGAACTGCGCGCGCCTGACGAGATGACGGCAGAGCAGAGGCGCGCCCTGACGCCGGAGCAGCGTCGGGAGCAGGACGTGCGCGGCGCCGGACCGTCCGTGTTCGGTCTGCCAGGGATCGGTGTCCTGACCCAAGGCGGCGCTGGATCGTTCGGCTCAATCACAGGGACGCCAGCCGCCAACTTCGCCAACCGGATCGAGGCTTTGAAGGCCGACGTTCGCGCCGGTGCGTTCGAAACCCTGAAAGGTGGCGGCCAGATCACCGAGAAGGAAAGCCAGTTCGCCGCCGACGCCATCGCCCGCCTTGAGCGCACGATGTCCTATGGCGAGTTCCAGAAGGAAATCCGCGATCTGGAGGAGTACATGGGCCGCCTGCGCGACGCTCTGCTCCGTCGCCAGGGCGGTGAGAACATCGGGGAGGTGACACCGTACCAGCCGCCTGCCGACCCGGCACAGGCCCCCGTCAACCCGTTGGGCGTGTCATCGGGGACCGTTGTGCCCGGGCTGGGCACGTTCAAGGGTGGTGATCCCAACAACCTTGAGAACTGGACGCCCGAGTAATGTCAGACGGCTGGACCTCCCTGATCGACATCTTCGAGGCGTCACGGACTGCGAACACGCGGTCCCGGCCCCCGTCGTCGTCCGGTCTGCGCGGCTGGGACGCCTTGATAGCGCCCCCGTCCCGCCCGTCGTCGGGTGGCCCCGGGCGCTCGGGTAAAGTGGACGAACAATGGGTGGTGGACGGGCTGGTGCGGCGCGGTCTCCCACAGCACATCGCGCAGGGGTTCGCCATGAACATGAAGGACGAGAGCGGCCTTGACGCTGGCATCAACGAGATCACCCCCGTTGTGAAAGGCTCACGCGGCGGGTTCGGCCTTTATCAGTTGACCGGCCCGCGCCGCCGCGAGTTCGAAGCGTTCGCTGGCCAACAGGGCCTGGCGTTGGACGACGCCGACGCGCAGCTGGATTTCCTCATGTTCGAGTTGGGCGGGAAAGAGTCGGGCGCAGCGCGTTCGATCATGGCCACGTCCACAGCGGGCGAGGCAGGCGCCGCCATCGTGCGCAAGTTCCTGCGCCCTCTCCAGAGCCACCAGGACAGCCGCGCGGCACGGTACATGCGCTCCGGTGGAGGCCCCATGTCGTCCCGCGCCGCACCGCAACAGCCCGCCTTCAAGCCGGGGCGTCTTTGGCTCGACCTTGGGGGTATGTGATGGCTGACGCACGGCAACAGGCGCTGGACGCCTTCATGGACCAGCGGAACGCCCCCGCACCGGACGCCGCACCGGACGCCCGCCGCCAGGCGCTGGACGCCTTCATGGGTCAGCGCCGCGACGGGATGCACGCGCAGGACGTGGCCAACACGACCGAGCGCGAACTGAGCGACCGGATCCAGTTCACCCCTCCCGACAGCGACACCGCCGTGGGGTGGGTAAACCGCGCGTCCCGCGCCGCGACGTTCGGACTGTCCGACACGATCACGGCCTTCGCCGTTCAACACCAGATGAAGGACGAGGTGCCCGATCTGTCCTACGCCGAGGCGTTGTCCGCCGTGCGTGACGGGTTCAAGGCGGACCAGTCCCTCACCGCCGAGATTGTCGGCTCGCTGGTGCCCGGCGTCGCCATCGGGCGCGGGCTGACCAAGGCGTGGGACGCCGCGACCAGAGCCGGGCTGACACAAGGCGCTCTGCGGTTCGTCGCCAACAACCCCAAGTCGGGCCGTGTGATCGCGGCCATGGGTGCTGGCGCTGCGGGCGGGATGGTCGAGGAGTTCGTGAGGACAAGTGTGGACGAGACCGTTGGGCTGGCCGCCGCCGAGGACTTCGATGGCGGGCGTATCGTGACGGCCTCCCTCACCGGCGCCGTGCTGGGCGGGGTGGTTGGCGCGGGCATACAGCTTTTGGCGCGCGGCGCTGGTCCTGTGCCGGGTGCGGTGGACATCGTGCAGCGGTTTGGCGCCGCCTTCAACGTCGGCCCGCAGCAGGCGCGGACGGCCGGAACGCGGATATGGAACGCCATGCGCCTCCCTGACGAGACAGCGGAGCAGACCATGGCCCGCGTGGCGCAGGACGCCCAGATATTCCAGACCGAGAATGGCTACGCCCCCGCCATGGCCGACTTGATGGCCCCCGAGAAGGTGGCCGAGGTGGCCGACCTCGTGAGGTACTACAGCGGCCTTGACACGTTGTCCGCCAAGTATGCCGACGACGGGCTGGAGCGCGCCATGTCGTCGTTTCGCCGCGCGATCGACAGCGGCGACCGGCTCAAGTCCACGGAGCAGATCGAAGCCCAGGCCGAGGACATGTTCACGGAGATGGCCCGCCGGTACGGCTCCACCCCCGTCGCGGTGTCCGACGACGTGATGGACCAGTTGGCGCCCGTCGCGGGGTGGGTCAAAGGGCAGAACATGAACGCTGGCGGGAAGGCCATCGCCCGCGTGCTGGACGCCAAGGCGAACATCGACCTTGTGCGCCAACGGACGGGGAACCTGCGGAACGCGCGGAACGTGGCCGACGCCCGGGCGGAGATAGGCGCTCTGGGCGACGAGATCGCTTTCCTACAAGGCGACCCCGCTGGCGTGGGCGCCGCCCGCGACGAGGTAGCGGACCTTGCTGGGGGTGAGGACGCGCTGGGTGCCATGAGGAACCTCTACGCCCAGCTGCGCGCGCAGACCGACAACATGAAGGCCAGCGACGGCGCCGTGGTCGCACAGCAGAAGCTGGACAGGATGCAGGCGTCTCTCGGAACGATGGAGACGGCTCTGGACGACTACCGCGCCGGTCTGACGATCAGCCTGTCCGACGCCAACAGCCTGCGCGCCGCCGCGTCCAAGTGGACGTTCAAGGCCACCGACTTGGCGCAGCAGGAGCAGGCCCGCGCCGTGCGCGACGCCATGTCCGGCGTGGGTGTCACGGAGGTGCCACGCTACGGTCAGATGGTGCGCCTGTTCCGCGACGGCATGACGCGCTCGGACGCCCAGCAGACGGGTATCGACGCGGCCAAAGGAAGCATCGACCTGCGCGACCTCGGGACACGCCTGCGCAAGGCGCGCCTGACCAATCGGCCCCGCTCCCAGGGGACGGCGGTTGACGCGCTGCGCCGGGGTGTGCGCGAGGGCGCTGTGCGCCAGATCAGCAACGAGGCCCAGGGCACCACGGCCCAGGCGCTCTCCACGTCCCGCAGGCTGACGGACTCTCCCCGCGTTCAGCAGGGGTTGGACATGGCCGCGCCAAGGGACTCCCGCAGGATCACAGACGGCGCCCGCCGCGCCAACGAGTCTGCCGACCAGATGGGCGCCATGGCCCGCCCGGCGTCGCCCTCCATCACGTCGGAAGAATTGGCGCAGATGCGGGAGTTGGCGACGGGGGTAGTGTTCGGGAACCTTGGCGGTGCGGGGCGCGCAGCACTGGTCTCGCGTATCCTGCAACAGACCAGAATGTCTCGGGGCGCAGCGCAGAAAACCATCGACATGCTGGGCGACCCGCAACAATTCGACCAAGCCGTGCGTTACATGGAGAGCAAAGGCGCCGACGTCGGCGCGTTCTTCGGCGCCATGGTAGCCGCCACAGTCGGGAAAGCGAGTGAAGAATGACCACTGGAAATCCACCACAACCCAGAGTAGAAAGGGACAGGACTGACCGGGAATGGCATGTTTTGTTCGATGACAAATTGACCGCCTTCGAAACCCGGCTCAACGTGAGGATCGTGTCTCTCGAAGCGCGCCTTGCCGCACTCGAAACCAAGGACGCCGTGGCAGATGTCCACCGTATAAACGTCGAGAAGCGTCTGGGCGGGATCGAGGAGACCTTGCGTTGGCTGACGCGCTTGATGATCGCCGCGCTGATCATGGCCGTCATGGCCTTCGTGGTCGGCGGTGGACTGGTGTTGCCGCTATGATGAACCGGATCGTCTGGCACCACACCGGGGGAACCTACACCCCCAACGGCACGGACAAGCGGGCCTACCACCGTCTGATCGACGGCGAAGGGCAGGTTCACAACGGCGTGTTCGCGATTGGGGCGAACGCCCCGGGCAAGATACGCCGTGGCGCCTATGCCGCCCACGTCCGAGACCTGAACACCGGCTCCATCGGGCTTGCGATCTGCGCCATGGGCCAGGGTGTCTGGTCCGACCCCTCGGGCGGGCGCTGGCCGGTCAAGCCGGTGCAGGTGGACGCGCTGGTGGCAGAGACGGCCCGCCTGTGCCGCGCCTACGGTATCCCGGTGAACGGACGCACCGTGCTGTCCCACGCGGAGGTCGAGCCCACGCTCGGGGTGAAGCAGAGGAACAAATGGGACTTCGATTATCCCATCCGCACCGTACAATCCCGCGATCCTGTGGCCATCGGTGACGAGTTGCGTCAGGAGGTCATGCGCGCCATGGGCGGGGCGGACGTAGCGCCCCAGCCTGTCCAGCGGCCGATGCTGCGCCAAGGCGCCCGTGGCCCCCATGTGGAGGTCATGCAGCGCCGTCTCGGGATCACAACGGACGGGATATTCGGCCCCAACACACGATCCGCCGTCGTCACCTTCCAGCGCCGCAACGGGCTGTTGCCCGATGGCGTTGTTGGGCCTATGACCTGGGCGGCGCTCTCAATCAAACCTTGAAAGGACAATAACATGTTGGCTGGATACAAGACTTATATCGTCGCGGGCCTTGCGGTGCTCGGCGCCGTCGCGGGATACCTGGTGGGAGACATGTCCCTGCCCGACGCGGTGCAGGTGGTTGTCACCGCCGTCCTCGGCGCCACGATCCGCGACGGCATCGCGGGCAAGACGTGGAGGTGATCGCGGTGAACCTGTCCGATGGACGGGTTCTCCTGAGCGACGGACAGACGGTCCCCATTGATCAAATGATGGACGACGAGGGCGATGACACGGACGATCCGCACGCGGCGGTCTGTGTCATCGCTGGCCCCGACCGGGCGGGACAGTGGTGGTCGATCGCGCTGTCAGAGTACGAGGAGGTCACGCTGCACTAGGGCGCTCCGTGGCCTCCAGATAGGCTGTCACGAAGGCTTTCGTGGCTTGCGCATCGACCGCGTTGCCGTAGGCGCGCAGGCGTCCCACTCGGGAGGGAGTCCGATCAGCCAACGGGAATGTGCCGGGTTCAACGGGCCGCCACTTTCCATCCCGGCAGAACAGCCAATCAGCATCTCGCCAGAAGCCGTCAAGCGGGCCGGAGTTGTGCCGCCCGCCAGCAAATCCCTGACGTTCTGCGGTGTCAGGCGGCGACGTGACCCATCCCCCCGGTTCTCGCTGTTGTTCGGTCCTTGGGTCGCTTGGGGCGTCGGCCACCCCGCCAAGGCCATCGTCTTGCGGCTGGAGTCCGTGTTGCCCGCCTCGTTGTTCCCGTTCTGGGCAGGCGTTCCGGCCATCGGCGTCGGCCAGCCGCTCAGGTTGTAGCGAATTTGATCCTCCAGATTCCGAATGTCGTTCGTCGTCCACCGGCTGCCCCCCGCGTCGCCCCGCGCTCGTGGCGTCATCCACCCCGACAACGCCGCAGCCGTGTGCAGGAGGTCGTCTGCTGGTCGGTTGTCCACCTCCCACTGTGTTGCCTCCGCGTGCTTGGAGTCCTGCACCCTCGGCGTCGGCCACCCAACCTGCGGAAGATCGAAGATCGTAGGCTGCGAACCGGAGCCGCTGCCGGATGTGCGGCGCGCGGTGCCCCGCAGAGCCGGTATCGACAAACCCGCAGGCGTAATCCTCTCCTTCCAGATCAGACTGTACAAGGTCGGCCCACCCAAGTCCGTCCTTGCCTGCAACCTGTTCGCCAAGCACCTCCGTAGGGCGGCACTGGCGTATGAGCCATAAGAACGCGGGCCATAGGTGCCGCTTGTCATCAACCCCGCCGCCTTTGCCTGCCGCGCTGAAAGGCTGGCATGGGCAGGAGCCGGTCCACACGGGTCGGTCATCGGGCCAACCGGCGAGGCGGAGGGAATGGGACCAGACACCGATCCCGGCGAAAAAGTGGCATTGGGTGAAGCCCCGTAGGTCATCGGCGGTTACGTCCTCTATGCTGCGGCGGTCCACGACACCCGGCGCGATATGGCCCGCAGCGATCAGGTTTTCTAACCAGTCCGCCGCGTATGGTTCGATCTCGTTGTAGTAAGCTGTCACGGCACCTTCACCCCGTTCACCTCGGCGCCGGTGAGGGCATAGCCGATCAGGTCGAGGTGGGAGTCGTAGTGGTCCGGCGTCTCGTCCAGCCGCGCCTCTTTCATCAACCGCATCATGGGCGACACGTCCGCCGCCGTGACCACCACGTCGCGCCCGGTGTTCTGCATGTGGGCCGTCCAGTACCGCGCGATCCGCTCGAAACTCTGTTCGGGTTCACCATAGACCCCGCGCCGCGCGCCGTTCACGATCTTCACGGCCTCGGCGGCCAGGTGGTCCTTGATGTCGTCAGGGGTAGTCATCGTCTCTCTCCATCTGTTTGCGGCTGGGCGGGATCCACACGAACTCCGTCCCGGCCTTTTGGGGGTTCTGCTCCCACACGAACCACGCATAGGGCATCTGCGTCACGGCCTTCTGATCAAGACGCCCTTGCACCATCGGGACGCGCTCCGTGTGCTGGGCGATCACGCTGGGCGGGCGCGGATTGAACAGACGCTCATGCCGCCCTTTGCCCTCCATCCATGACGATCGCAGGATAAACGCCACGCCCACGTTGACCACGCACAACGCGCGCTGGACAAATTCCTCCGCTAGGTTGAACGGAGGGTTGGTGATGATCCAGTCCACACGCTGCCCGTGGTCCGCCGGGGTGGGTCCGGTCAGGAAATCCACCATCGGAAAGCCGACCCCGTAATCATGCAAGTCGCTGCCGATCACGTTCCCAAACCGCTCCTGCAACGGGCGCACCATGAACCCCCGATTGGCCGCAGGCTCCCAACACGTCTTGTCGTGAAGCGCAGCCGGAAGGACATAGTTCAGGAACGCCCGCGTCGCCCAGGGCGGGGTAGGGAAATCTTCCGGCCCGCCCCGAGGAGCGCGCCGGTTCTGGAAGCCCATAGCTTTTGGCATTTACTTCACAGCCCTCGCGATGGCCGACAACACCTTGTCCAGCTTGTCAGCGGGAACGAAGGTGTAGAGCGGCACCATGCCCGCAGGCGCTTGGCTCGGGATCGTGGGCACGGCGCCCGCAACGGTGCCCTCGCTCACAGAGTCCACCACCTGCGCGTCCTCGACGGGCTGTCGGGGCTTCTGCCAGCCGGTGTCGTTCGCGGTGGGCTGCTGACCGAACGGGTTGTCCTGCTGGCCCTGTGAGGGATCGACGCGCTCGCCCCCGGTCTGGATGTTCTGCTGCGGCTGTTGCGCGGGCTGCGGCTGTTGCTCCTGCGCGGGCTGCGGCTGACCAAACGGGTTGGCGCTGCCGACCGACACACCGAACGCTGCGAACGCCTGGTTGGCCGTTGGCGGCGGGTTGGCACCCACGTCCTGCTGGATCGCCTGCTGCTGACCGAATAGACTGCCCTGTTGGGCTGGCTGTTGAGGCTGTTGAGGCTGTTGAGGCTGTTGAGGCTGTTGGGCTGGCTGCTGGCCGAACGGATTGCCTTGGGGCGTCTGCTGGGCTGGCTGCTGGCCGAACGGATTGCCTTGGGGCTGCTGCTGGGCTGGCTGCTGGCCGAACTGTTGCGCTTGGGGCTGCTGCTGTTGCGCGTCGGACTTGAATTGAAGCTGGGTCATCGGTTTCGTCTCCTGGGTTGATCTGTCAATAGTAATATCGTTGCCGAATTGGGCTGTCAAGGCGGATAGCAGAGAGTCCTGCAAAGTCGCCTTCCCTTCCCGGGCCAGAATGGCCTGCTCGTCCACGGAGTTCTCCGTGACGAAGGTGTGAACGACCACAGCGTCGGCGGTGTTACCCTGGCGGCGCAGACGGTCGTTGAACTGGATGTAGTGGTCGAGATCGAACGTCGGCCCCCACCAGAGAATATGATGTGCCGCGCCCTTCTGGAGATTTAGGCCATGTCCAGCGCTGGCGGGGTGGGCGGCAAGGAACGGTATCTCGCGCTTGTTCCACGCGTCCACGGCCTTGTTCATCGCCGTCTCGTTCACGCCGCTGCCGATGTAGGGCAGATCGTCGCCCAACAGTTCGCGCAGCTGGTCGAGGTCATGGCGGTACTCGTAGGCGATCAGCAACTGCTCGTCGCCCAACTCCTCGATCAGTTCGAGCAACGCCTCCGCCTTGGCAGAGTGGACGTGGATGATGTTGCGGCTCTCGTCGTAAACCCGACCGTTGGCAAGCTGTTTCAACTTCCCCATGAGAACCGCCGCGTTGGCCGCGCTGATCGGGGTGTCGCCAATCTCCGCGACCATCTCGTTCTTGAGCGTGTTGTAGGCTTTCCGCGCCTTCGGATCGAGCGTCACCTTGATCGGGTTGTGAACGAACGCGGGCAGGTCCAGCATACCGTCCGCGCGGAAGATGTAGTGTTTGATCCGAGCCTCGATCTTCTCCTGCGCGCCCGGCCGGGGCATCATCGTGAACCCGTCCCAGCCGGTTTCAAAATACTCGTGGCGGAACCGCGTGACACGGGCGCCCAGCGCCTTACCCTCGTCCAGCACCAGGAACTGGCCAAACAGGTCTTGCAGGCCGTTGGAGGCGGGTGTGCCAGTCAGACCCCACTTGTATTTAGCCATCTTGAAGAACGGGCGAGCGGCCTTGAACCGGAACCCTTGGGCGTTCTTCAACCGGCGCACCTCGTCGGCCACCACCACGTCAAAGCCGAACTTGAGTTTCCCCGCCTTGGCAAGGTTGGCCAACCAGGGCACACCCTCGTAGTTGATCAGCCAGATGTCCACGTCGCGGCGCTTGAGCCACTCGTCCTTTTTAGGGCCGTGGAGGCGCGCAGCCTTCAAACCGTTGAGCGACGCCCACTGTTCGATCTCCTGCGCCCACACGGTCTGCACAACGCGCAGAGGCGCTATGATCAGCATGTTCTTCACCAGCCCCGCGTCGCGCAGCGCCTTGAAGGCGTGGAGGGTGATCATCGACTTGCCGTAGCCCGGTGAAAGCCACAGGCAAGCGACGCCACCGTGGGCCGCGCTGTTCCAGAGGTGGGCCGCTCCGGCCTTCTGGTATTCGTGGGCGTGCTGGTCCCAGTTCATCAAAGGTGATCCGTCAAACATCTGTTGATCTCCATACGGCTTCTTCGGACAGGCTCCCGTCACGTCGCCCTCGGCTGGACACAACGCTGTGAAGGTGGCGGAACGGAAGCCAATCGGCGCCGGTGTTCTC